GTTTCGGCCATAAACGCCCCGTTCTGGAAATCCGGCAAAACTTTCTTTGTGTTCAAAATCGTACACTTAGGGCTTCTCCTTGAAAAAACTTTCCTGGATTGACAAATTCTGTGATATACTTAGAATTGAGGGGAGTACACTTTGGGCAGACATCGAATGGCAGTCGAGCTAAAAGGAGAAGACCGATGGGTCACGCTAAGTAAACCGCAGGCCGCACTCTTGGCGCAACTCAGAAAACCTGAGTCTGTGTCCATGACTATCGAAGAAATCTGCAAACGGGCCGGGGTGTCCCCACCGACTTACTACCGGCACATGAAGAACGAGGACTTCGCCAAGGCGATTCGACAAGAGTTCAGGGCTGTGATGAACGGGAGTCTACTCAGCGTCGGCCAGCACGTCGTCGATATGGCAAAGACTGAAAGTAAGAGTCATCACTGGGCCAAGATGGTTATGGAGATGGGCGACGTCTACACCCCCGGTGGGAAAGCCCATCAGAGCCCGACTCATATCAATCTCCAGGTCAACCTCGGTATCGAACGCCCGGTATTCAACGAGAACTCCCAGGGCATCAGGGCGACAGTGACTACAGAACCTACGGAACCTTCGGTAAAGGAGTTAGACGCTGAATTCACGCAGGATGCCGAGCCCCGATCCCCGGACTTTGTCCTGGAGTCAGTCAATGGCACTGATGTTCAGTAGACCGGAAGACTTTGAATTCACAGCGAGGTACGTCCCATGTTTGGACGAGGACTTTTTAAGTTATTTCGGAAGGATGACGTTCGGTGCTGTAAGCCAGCACAAGAGCCGGTCGTCTTACTCCAGCCAAGGACAGGGAGCAGGCCGCTTAGACTCTTGATTTGGGGTGCAGGCATTGTTATTCTGGCCACGATGCTATTCTCTACTACGTTCAATTTTAGAGTCAATGTCGTCTTTGATTATATCGGGCCACAGTATTTCAACCACATGATGAAGCAGAAGATGTTTGACAAGATGTTCGGAGACAGAACGGAGAGGGCATGAATGTCACTCTCGACTATACTCCGACCTGTGACGCCATACGAGAGTTCCATGCCTCTGCGGAAAGAGACCGCTGCCTCACAGGTGGGTTCGGCTCCGGGAAGACTCACGCCGCTGTTGCCGAGGCGATTATGCTCGGCATCGAATACCCCGGAAATGAAATCGATGTCTGCCGAAAGACGTTCGGGGAACTCGACAGAAGTACCAGGCCGACGTTTGAAGAACTTCTCCCGAAAGAAATCATAAAGCGGCCTTATTCGTCCGGGGATCACCAGATTCATCTCATCAACGGGACACGGATTCAGTTCTTTCCCCTCGATGAGCGAGAGAAGATCAAGTCTCTAAACGCCGGTGTGATCCTGATAGATGAAGCATCAGAAGTCGATGAATCGACGTTTCTGATGCTCCGGGCTAGACTCCGGCGGCCAGTATCCCGTCGGTGTTGTTTGGTCGCAAGCAACCCGACGTTCAAGAATCACTGGATGTACAAATGGTTTGGCGAACGACAGTTCCCAGGCCGGTTTCACAGAAAACTGAGCACTTATGACAATCCTTATTTGCCCAAAGACTACGTCGAAGACCTGGAGCGAATACTTCCTCCAGACTTATTTAAAGTCTATGTCCTCGGAGAATGGGGAGTCGTTGTCTTTGGGGAGCGGGTTTACGTCGAATTCGGGCCGAGCCTGCATCTCGGAAAAGTCCAGTACAACCCGGACTATCCGATCTTGAGAGGATGGGACTTTGGGTACAAATTCCCGGCGGTCATGTTCGCCCAGATCGACAACAAAGAACGGATCAAGTTTCTCGCTGAGATTATGGGAAAGAACATCCTCATCGACAATTTCGGAGATGACGTACTCAGGCTTGGGGAGCGTCTGTGGGGCAAAGATGTCAAATATGAAGACTACGGAGACCCTGCCGGAAATCATAAAGACCCTAGAGGCGTCGTGGAAGAAACTGCGATTCAAGTCTTGAGAAACAAGTTCAACATCACTGTCCATCACAGAGACACCCCTCTGTCTCATGGTCTAGGACTTGTGAGACGCAAGTTCGGTCAAAACATCGAGGGTCAACCGGCAATCCAGATCGACGATACCCGGTGTCCGATCTTCGTAGAAGGCTTGTCAGGTGGGTATTCTTGTAAGCAGAACAAAGACGGGAGTTATCTCCAGGACGAACCGAGGGAAGACGGATACTTCGAGCACGTCCAGGACGCAGCCCGGTCTATCTTGGTCAACAAGTTTTACTACGACATGAGGAAGTACGAAACGATGAAACGTGGGCTTTCTCCATACAAGCCTGCGTTTGAAGGTTGTAGTTGGTGAGGTAGCTTGTGGCATACGAACCAAAACCAGTGACTCCGGGAGATACAGCACCATCGCCTCCGACTCCGGTACAGGAGCAGGCTCCTCCTAAGCCCGGCGAAAAGCCGTTGGCTATGAAGTACCTGATGGAATTGTTCGAGGAGTACGACAAAGAGCGGCGTCAGCGGGAGCCCGCATGGAACCGTTGGTCGGCTGCGTTCAGGGGAGTGTTCTTCGGACACAAAGGCCGTGCGGCTGAAGATGGAACCCACGGTAAAAAAGTAGAAGAAGACTTCAAGTCCCGGTTGTTCGTCAACCAGACAAAGAACGTCATCGTCACGGCAGTCAGCAACGTGATGTCGATACTGTTCCAACGTACTCCGCCTTTTACGGTCATCGGATTTGGAACAAACCTTAACGAAGAAGTCTCGAAGCTGATCCAACAGGTCGTCTGGTTTTTTATGACGATGTCTCGGTTCCAGATCAAGGCCCGGAAATATGTGACCCAGTGTGCTATCTACGGGACGACTTTCGCCAAAGTCTTTATGGACAAAGTCCAACACACGAACATCGGTATCGAGCCGACGCTGTCTGAACTAGATAAGACTCCACTGGGATTTGAGCGGAAAGTCGTTGTGTCTGAACTTCCGTTTGTGAAATGGGACACGGTTGATATCTATGACATCTGGGACGATCAAGCTGTCAACGATCATACGGACTGGGGCCGGGGACTGTTTCATCGTGTTTTTAGAAGTGAGCATTATGTCAAGTTCAAGATCGACCGGGGATTGTTCCGAAACATAGACATTTCTAAGTACACGAAGCAGTCGCCAGCGGATGGTAGAGACCTTCGCCGGAGTATCATCGGGCTGAACCCGATTAAGCGGGGAGACCTCCAGTTGTTCGAGTTCTGGGGTAAACTTCCTCCCGACGAGGCCAAGAGTGTCGGCATCGAAGCTGCACCGGAAGAATGGGAAGTCCCTGCGTACTGTCTTATGATTGGTACAGGGGGAAAGCCTGAAGACTACCTCTTGGCCAGGAGAAACAGTAATCCCGGTCATTTCATTCCGTTTGTCAGAGATATTTGGGAAGACACCGGAGAAGGCCCAAGCGGACGAGGAATTCCTGAAAACGTCCAAGGCCCTCAGACAGCACTTAATGTCACGATCAATACCAGGCTTGATAACAAAGCGACAGCGATTCAACAGATTATCGGTGTCGTCATGGATGCAATCGAAGACCCGGACGACCTGAAGTTCAAGCAGAACTGGGTCATTCGATTCAAGGAGGGAATGGGGGACATCAGACAAAAGCTGATGGCCTTGAATGTCCCGGACATCACCCAGAACGCTTATCTCGAAGCCAAAGAGTTCGAGAGGATGATCGAAGAACAATCAGGGATCGTCAAGTACGTCCAGGGAACAGAGAGCTACGGGTCTAACAGAACGGCAGGAGGGATCGCCACTGTTTATCAGGCGGCAAGCAAATTCATCCGAGACATTTCTTCACAGATCGAGTTGAACTTGATCGGAGATTCCGCCAGGCTGATCTACAAAATGGCGTTGTCATATATGCCCAACGAGTTCCTGATTTTGTTGACAGACGAACCTATGGCCCCGGTGTACCGGCAAGTCGCCTTGGACAAAATGGCAATGGATGTAGACTTTATCCCAATGGGTGTCCAGGGCCTCGGAATGAAAGAGATCGAAACGTCACAAATGGTACAGTTCGCTACGGCGACAAATAATCCAATCGATCTCCAGATCACCGGGATGGATGGCAGACGTGAACTTCTTCACACTATCATAACGAACTTAGGATGGCGAAATGCCGATAAAATTATTCCTAAGCAACCTACTACTCCGGCTATGCCGCAAGTCCCAGGGCAAGGACTTACTCTCCCTGAAGGCGGACAGCCAGGAGCAGGAGCCCCGCCAGCAACTATCGAAGGAGTCCTACAAGGACTTCCACGCTAGACCTGGTCGGAGAGACAAAAAGATTACTCTTGAGGGTGTCAAGTATTTGATGTCCGTCAAAGAATGGGACGATCTCGAAGACTACCTCAAGGATAAACTGACTCTGGTTCAGATCGAACTAGAGTCGTGTAGTGCAGAACCGGCGGCCTTTAACCTCTTTGAATTACGAGGCAAGGCTCAAGTTCTTAGGCAACTCATAAACTTAAAGGCTCACCTTCAACGGGTGACAACCAAGGAGACAATCGATGGCTGATCCACAAAATCAGGCCCCGCAAGGGACACCTGGAGCACAGCCGGTAACCCCGGCTCCTCAACCTATAGGAACAGGCGCACAACCGTTTACGGCTCCCGCCTCAATTCCGCAAGGATTGGAAAAGTTTGCTTCTGATGGTAAACTGGATTCCGGTAAAGTAGGACAAGCGTACCTCGATTCAGAGAGACGCCTCCGAAGCATGGAGTCAGAACTTCAGAAACAAGGAAAAACAATTGAGGCTCTTTCATCCACTAAACCCATTGCACCGGCAGGCAGCCCGGAGCAAGTCACAGAACAGCAATTGAAACAGTTCGTGACTGATCCTGAAGGCTTCATATCTGATGTACTGGGCCGTGTATCGGAGCCTGTTCAACAACAACTCAACACTGTCGCCATAGTATCGGCTCATCCTGAATTCAAGGATGACAAGTTCAAGGTGGGTTTCTTTGAGTGGTATGATGCTCAACCAGAAACAGTCCGAGAACTTGACAAAACCTTTGATGGGTCTGATTATCTAATCAAACTCTACAAAGAGCGTGTCGGGATCAAGGCTCAGGCTTCAACGACTCCACCTGTTTCACCGCATGTCGAAACTCCAACTGGAGCGAAACCGAATTATGCGGGTGTCAGATTCAGCCGGAGTGCAATGAAGTCTTTGAGTTTGACCAATCCTCAACAGTATGGTACTTTGTATCCTGAATACGAGAAAGCCTGGAGAGAAGGCCGGGTCGATGCGTAAGACAGTGTAAAGGTAGGGAACTCCAATGGCTGATTTTACATCAACAACTCACGCAGTCTACGTCCAGGAAATCTGGAGCGACGAAGTCCAAGTGAGTTTCGAGGCCAAACTCACCGTGGCCGACGCAGTTCTGGTCACCAATGAGGTAGGCAAAGGGAACTCAAAGGGTGATGTTCTTCATCGTCCTAAAGTGTCTGATGTTCAAGCCCAGGATATCACGGATAATGCCGATATCGTAGGCGAGGCGAACACTGAAGGAGAGGCGACTGTCACTCTCAACAAAAAGAAACACGCCAGCGTGTATATCCAAAAGCACCTGGTCAACAACCTGTCCAAGTATGATCTCCGGGCTCCGTACACCAAGAAGATCGGGTTTGCGCTTGCCAAGAGAATGAACCTGGACGTGATCGCAACCATCGAAGGTATTGCCTCCCCCAACACGGTAGGAACCATCGATGCTGCCGCAACCGATGTGACTGACGCATACATCACTTCGGCAATGGCCGTCCTGGACGGTTTCGATATCCCAGAGGAAGACCGGAGCCTCCACTTCTACCCCGATCAGAGGGCCGCTGCCCTATTGATCGACAGATTCAGCCGGTATGACGCAATGGGTATGCAGAATACCCCGATCCAGACTGGCCGAGTCATCAACATCTACGGGATGCCCACAAAGTTCAGTTCGATCCTGACACAACTAGGTTCTTCCCCCAACTTCTACCGGAACGGGTTCCTGCTTCACAAGGAATGCGTGTGGCTTGCCAAACCCGCAGAACAAGACCTTGAGTTCAACTATGTTCCTCGCAGGAAGTCATGGTTGCTCTCCGGGGATTTGCTCTACGGTTCAAACTCATTCCGTGGAAACACTTGCTTCGTGATAATCTACACCGACAACTAATCGGGTAACGAGGCAATAACCTATAGGCACCTAACAAACCCGTCCCGTGGTGATCCCACGGGGCGGGGATAAGGAGAACAACATGCTTTACGCAGACCTCAAGGTCTACGTCAAATCGCTGAATCCAGCCGAAGTTGCGGCGAACACGACTGTTGAACAGGATTTCACTGTATCGGGTGTGACTGTTCAGGACATCATATTGGCGTTTTCTAAGCCGACGGCGAGTGCCGGGCTTGGAATTGTCAATGTTCGTGTCAAAGCGACTGACACAATTTCAGTGACTTTTGTGAATGCCACGGCGGCACCAATCAATGCCGGTGCGGAGAATTACACAATCGTCACCGCACGTTCAAAGAGCACGACACCAACTGACGGAGACACGTTATAAACACGGGGGGCTTCGGCCCTCCTAAGAACTAATAACAGGAGAAAGTCATGGCTGAAAGATATCATTTAAACCATCCGTTCCTTTTGAGTCAAAGCGGGGTGACTAACGGTCACTGGATATCGTTTGAACGATTCCGGCGATTCAGTGTACACGTCCTGGGTATGTTGGCTGGAGACATTGTCAAAGCCTTCGGCTCCAATGAACCGACTCAGCCCGCAGCGACCGGCGGAATTGTCTTGGCAAGCATAACAGCCGATTCGCTGATTGACAGTGATACTCCGCTTAAATGGCTAAGAGTGGCTGTAACCGATGCTACTGGCGGCGGGACTATTTCCGCCTACATGGAAGCAACAGAGTAAGGAGAAAAAAATGTCGATAACCATAGTGCCGTCGAGTAACGCCGTCGTACTAGGCGACAATACCACCAATCCCATGACATCCAACGTCGGAGCATTTGTGTTAGGATGGGATGGTTCAGATTGGGACAGAGTAAAAGTAGCGAACGGTGGAAGACTTCAGGTAGACGTTCTTACTTCACCCGCTGTAGTTTTGAGTGAGCCCGTATCTGTTGATGACAATGGCGGATCGCTAACTGTAGACGATGGGGGCGGAAGTTTAACGATTGATGGAACTGTAGCCATAAGCGGGGGGTCTGTCGATACTGAATTACCCGCTGCTGTTGCGTTGGCTGATGCCGCTGCGAATCCCACTGTTCCCGGTGTTGGTTCATTTTTGATGAATTGGAATGGCAGCACTTGGGATCGTGTCAAAGGAACTTCCAAAGGTCTTTACTTCCAAGGACGCCTTCCAGAACTTGCCGGTACTACACACGGGCCGAATCGAGTCAATGTGACTGCATCCGGTGATACTACACTGGTCGCTGCACCGGGAGCGGGGAACAGTATCTATGTCACAGGACTCATGGTAAACAATTTCGGAACGGCAAAAATCAGAGCATTGGTAAGGGAAGGTGCAGCCGGGACGATTCGTGGCGGAGGAGCCTTGGCAGCGGATGGTGGGGGTCATGTATTGCCATTCGATCCAGCCTGGAAGCTGCCTGCGAATACGGCTTTGGTTGCCAATCTGAGTGGTACGGGGGATGTTGACTACACAGTAGTTTACTATGTAGCGACATCGTAAAAAATGCCTAGAAATGCACGGTGGATCATAAATCCGGTTGTGACGGTCGATGGTATGCGAATGCCCAAAGTCGTTACCATCGAAGACCCAGGAACTCCATTGCGAGACTACGTCGATGACTTTGGTGTTCCGTTTCAAAAACGGAATGTCTACGACCACTCGTCTGCAATTGGTGAGTCGGAGTGGGCTTTGTCATTTGTACGGGGCGTGGATTTCTCTGCAATAGATACCGACCCAGAGTGCATAACTTTAACAGGTGATGACCAAAATCTGAGTCTAAATCAGGATATGTTACCAATAGAACGTAGACTGCAATTGAAAACCGAGATGACAAATCGTGGAATTGATTTCTCTGATTTGCCTGAAAACGCACCTATTTGGAGATGGCTGGAACGTGTTGGAAAGAAAGTGATGCCGGAATTTCAACCAAAAGGAACATGGGTAGGATTATAAATGGCGATACGAGCCGATGATTTTACAGAGGCCAGTACAGTCAGTCTCACAGCACACACTCCGACAGGAGCGAATGCCGGGACGGGATGGACACTTGAAGCGACTGTTAATATCGGAGCCCTTGTTGCTCAAGTAGACGGGGCCGATGATGCTGCAAAGGCCAGTGGAGACCGTGCCGATTCGGGAATGTATTTATCTCTCCAGCCGAATCCCACTGTCGATCAATATGATGTTCAGTTTACGATAACCGCCATAGACAGTAGCTCGGCCAATCATACAGTTGGTTTGATCGGGCGGGGTGACGCCGGAAGTCGTGACAATCTTTATGAGTTCAATATCGGCGGCACAGGGTCTTTTGAGTTATGGAAGCGAGTTGCCGGGGTATCGACTCAACTGGCTTCATTCGCAGGGACGTTGAATGTCAACGACGTTTTTAAGTTGGAAATAAGAACAGCTACCAAAAAAGGTTATGAGAACGGGGTTGAGAGGGTATCAAGTGCAGACAACGCCATTACTCAAGTAGGTCGTGCCGGATTGTGTATTGGAGAAATTGCTGAAGTCGGGAACAACACTCGAACGCTGTGGCGTCTTGACGGCTTTTCTTATACTGAATTTATTACTGGCCCAATAGCAGGATTAAGAACGATGGGACTTACGGGTGTAGGAGTTTAACATGATTAGACCAGTAAAAGGCGGCTACGGAGTCTTCAGTCATACCGGCAGGAGAATGAGTAAACAGCCTATGTCCAAAACCGGAGCGGAACATCGATTGAAGCAGGTCGAGTTTTTCAAGAACTTGAGGAAATCCAAAGGAGGCCCCGGAAGTCTGGCCGCCAAAGTCAAAAACAAAGGTCTTTTGAAAAGAATGAGAGGTATGTGAGGAGGTCAAGATGGCAAAGTCAATGAGGCCCGGAGGGGGCGGTCGTTTTGCTGCACTCAGAGGAAAACTGGCCCGTCGGCCCGATGTAGAAACTCCGGGGGCTTTAACTTCATGGATTGGTCGTAAGAAATACGGCAAGAAGAAGTTTCAACGTATGTCTGTATTAGGGAAGCTACGAAGTAAACGCTGAGGTAGGTCATGGCATTCGGATCATATCGTGGGGCTATCGTAGACCAGTACGGAAATGCTATCTCAGGAGTCACAGTCACAGTTTATCTTGAGGGGACTCTGACTCCTGCGACTCTAGCATCCGACCGGGCTGAGACTGTCCTAGTGAACCCATTTACAAACGAGTCTGACGGCTCGTATGAGTTCTGGGCAAGTACGACAGCCGCATACGACATCGTCTTTTCTAAGTCGGGAGTCACGTTCGACAACACCGACTTTACGGATATTGATGTCACGGGAGCCCTTCCTGACAACTCTGTCACAGGTGCCAAGATCGTAGACCTGTCGATCACTGATATCAAGATCGCAGCCAGCGGGATCACTACACGGTCAAAACTTCCAGTCGCCCTGGCCTATGAAGACGAAGCCAACGTCTTTACAGACAATCAGACGATCACTCATGCTACAGACCCAAAGCTGACTATCACTGACACAACGAGTTCGGTTACTCTTGTTTTGATGTCTGATAATCTTCTTGGTAGAGTCGGAACGACATCAAACCATGACTTCAGAATCCAAGCTGGCGGCGTAGAGAGGGCTCTGGCCAGGGCCACAATAATAAGCAACACAGTCTTTGAGTTCCGGGGTGACGTTGTCGTCAGGGTGACTGGTGGAGCATCACCTGTAGGATTGAAACTTGGTGACAGCGGAGTCTATAGCTTTATTCGTCCAGGATTTGGGCGTGATACCGGGGACTTCATACTTTACTCGTCAAGCGGTATAGCCGCAATGACAATTGATTCGGCTGGCCAAGTCGCAATACCGAATTTTGTCGGTTTCAGCGACATCGGGGCCAAAGTCTATCGCAGCACCCCTATAACCGGACTCAGTCTAGGCACTTTTGTAACTGTACTGTTCGACGGTGAATCATACGATTCTGGGCCTTGTCACGACACGTCTGTCAACACCAGTCGTTTGACGGCTCCTATAACCGGCCAGTATCATTTTACGGCAGTCTTTGGCCGGAAGTCACAGTCTGCGGGGCCAGGAGGGGGTCTAAGTAGTGAGTCGGCCCACATACGGTTCCGCAAGAATGGCTCAAGTAATTTGACTCGATCCGGCGGTGTTATGATCGGGAACGATGGGGAAATATCTGGAATTGTTCATTCCGAAGAACTCTTTCTCAGTGCCGGTGAATACGTCGAAGTCCAGGTCATGGCTTATGGAGACCAAGCCTCCTCCGACCTGTTCAGTTCGTCACCTGTGGCTTATTGCTTGGCAAGCATACGTCTGGTAGGAACTTAGTAGGAACTTAGAGGGTATATGAGTATAGTCATTGGAGTAACAACGACAATCGAAAGTCAAAGTCTGACGCTGGACTTGAACGCCTTGGTAACCAGGGTAGCAAAACTCTTGCGTAGGGATGATCTCAATGACGAAATCACTCAATGGGTAAACTTTGCCCAGAGAGAATTGACCGACAAAGTCGGATTCCCGGAACTTCGTCGGACAGTACAGACCACGATGCTCAACGGGGTTTGGTTCTACGATCTCCCAATAGACTTTACACGGGAAGAAAAGATGTACTGGCTTGATGACACGGTAACACCATCTGTGGGCCGAAATCTTGACCCGTTGCCCCGGAGCTATTACGAGGAAGCTGGAATAGAACCACGTCTCAATGTCTCTGTTCCGACTCCTGGCGAGCCTTTGTATTATCTCATCAGGAAGTTCAGGATACTTACTTACCCGGCGATTAACAAGGCCGACACTAAGTTGCAAATGAGTTACTATCGCCGTCCTACTGATATTTTGTTTGGGACAGACCTTCCATCAATCGAGGAGCGATTCAGACATTATCTAATACCACTGACGTATTACTGGGGGCAAATGTTCCTAGAAAAAGAAGACATCAACAAAATCCTTTATTGGCAACGGAAGTTTGATAAAGTCGTAGCGGAAGTTAAGTACCTGACCGACAGAAAAGAGAACAGAAATCGAACACCGTTCCCGCCACGAACGGGGACTGAATTCTCAGACAGGGTGTATTGATGAGTACAGTGTGGATAGACCTAGACGATGGTACTCTGGTAGGCGTCAATCCGAGTCCGCTGCAAATCGATATTGATGCACTTCAGGTAGAAGTAGACGCACTAGAACTTGAAATTGACAATCTTACTGGCGTCTATTCGGCTCATGCCCACAAACTCAGTGATGGCACGCTAAAGGTGACTCACGCTGATCTTCTCAGTTTGTCCGCAGACGACCATCCTCAGTACCAGAAAGAAACTGACTTTACTGTTGGTTCTGTCCTGTTTCGAGGGGCCTCTGCGATTGCCGAGGATAATAGCAACTTTTTCTGGAACGATATCGTTAAAGGATTGGCTATTGGGACTGCCTCCATAGACCACCGTTTGACAGTCAACATCGGTGCCTTGGCGGTCGATGGTATCGTAGTCAAATCGAACAATGATACTAGCACTCCCCAGGTAAGGATCACGAATAATACGCAGGGAGTGACGCTTCGTGTCCAGGGCAATGACAGCAATAAATTTCATATCTACGATCACTTCGCCAGTGTCAACCGATTGACCATTGACACCGCCGGGCTTACTGGGATCAACGAGTCCTCTCCGACACATTTGTTTACCATCCGCATGAAGGCTACGGAAAACGACTCTTTTGCCCTGCGGTCTGGGATATTAAATTCTCTGCTTCTTACAATGGGTGCCTCCTCGACCGGCGGTGACGGGTCGGTTATGCAGTTGTACTCCGCCGGAGTTTTGAAGATCAAACTCAGGGCCGACGGCGGAAGTTATTTTGTGGATGGGCCTCTTGGGGTAGGTACCTCAAACCCATCAGTCGCTACCAGGATACATGCCGAGCATTCTACTCCTGGGGCTCTTATGACGATCTATGGTCGCCATTCTGACAACACAGACAACGATTCTCATGCTCGACTTGCCCTAGACACCGGGGGTGCGAATGGTGGTGATCCTTACATCAGGCTTTACAACGGAGTCGTATATTGGTCATTTGGTTTAGACAACAGTGATGGTGACAAGTTTAAGCTGTCACGGTTTGTCACTCTTGGATCGTCTGATGTTCTTACCGTAGATTCCGCCGGTAATTTTGGCTTTGGAGTGACATCGCCAGGTGCTAGGATTCATGTGGAACAAGGTGGTGGAGTTGCATTTTTATCAAAGAATACCGGAGCGACCAGCACTCAAGACTTTTTGACGTACTTAGATTCCAGTGCTACCGTCAAATTAAAGCTGCAATATGTCCCTACGACTGGTCTTTGGGCCTTTGGTTATGGCCCCAGTGCAACATCCGGGTTCATATTTGACACAACGACTGGTTTCTTCAATTTTGGTGACACATTCACCCCGACCGTAAAACTCGATGTCGCTAGAGATACCGGCGGCACATGGGGCGCACGGATTTACAACGCACGAAGTACAGACGTGACCAGTCATGCCTTATTGAATATTAGGTCTGGCGGTTCAGGTGGTGGTGATCCACTCATAACATTTCAAGTAGGTGGTGTAACATTCTGGAGTTTGGGGATAGACAACAGTGATTCAGATAATTTCAAAATTTCAGGAGCAGCTACTCTCGGCACAAATGACTATGTCACGATCACACCCGCCGGATTGATCGGGATTGGCGGGGCTCCAAGCTATGCTCTTGATATACTTCCAACAAATGTCGGATTGACTACTCGGATCGCCGTCCGAAATATGGACAACACGAATGGTGCATCTAACGCCATTCTTTTAGCCCAAACTGGCGGAGCAAGCGGTGGTGATCCTATTCTCCAGTTGTACAACGGTGTAAATTTCTGGTCTCTTGGACTAGACAACAGCGACTCCGACAAATTCAAGCTGGCATTCGCCTCTACGCTTGGAGTAACGGACTACCTCATAGTTGATGAGGACGGCAATTTTGGTTTCAATGGATCAAGTTTTGGCGGCGGCGCAAGAGTCCTGTTTCTCTCGGATTCAACTGCTCCAGCCAGCAATCCTACTGGCGGCGGTATATTGTACGTCGAAAGTGGGGCGTTAAAATACCGAGGAAGTAGCGGAACAGTAACCACTATAGCAAGTGCATAATGCAAACTCAAAACCTGACAATTGATAAGTTTTTGGGTCTGGTGACCGGGCGAGACGAAGTCAACGTGCCTCTGGGGGGAACTATATCTTGTGCTGGAATGGCTGTCTACCCGGACAACAGAGTCTCAAGGATACCTGGACTAGACGATCTCGGTACTGTGTCTGGGGCTGAAGGGGCGATTACGGTGTCCTGGGCCGACACGTTTTCCTCGGTCGAGAAACTTATGATCGGGATGTACGACAATTCAGGTGTTGGAAAGATTAGGAACCTGACTGACAGTGCTGATGTCACAGGCCCCGCACTAGGCTCCGGCGAAGACAGCACTTTATTGAGCGGAATTTGGTCTTCGACGTTTTATCTTGGTCAGCGGTATGTCGCCAATGGTGATGACCCGATCCAAGTCATAACTGGGGCGACCACAAGAGTAAACATGCCCGCTACGACTCCACCGCCTACGGCTCGGCTGATCCAGACATATCTCGGTCGGTTGTTCGTCGTCGGTTTGGACTCAAACATTGTCAGTTATTCTGACTCGTTGGATGTCGAATTTCCTACGAATAACAAGCTGAACATCGATGAGGTTCCTGGGTCTGTGACGGCAATGTTTATAAACTCTCCGACCTCATCGGCTCAGACGATTGTAGCAGAACTGGTCTTTGCCAAACGTGGTGGGCTAGTCAAACTGTCTGGAGACCCGGCTGATCCGAGTAGTTCAAAAGACGCCGTGTCCCAGAGCGTAGGATGTATCTCACCGATGACTCCAAAAAATACTGATGCCGGAACATTATTCCTCGGCATCAAGGGCGGACGTTTCAGTGTTTACGCTTTGAGACTGGGAACTGCCGGGGAGCCCGTAGATATAGGGCAAGCCCTGTATGGGATTCTGAACGACGGTAACCTTCAGGACGTCCAACTGAGTACGGCGGTGTTCCATGATGGTTTCTATAAGCTGTTCTTAAAACGTGATGGAGACATCGTCGAAGTCTGGGGAGACATCAGGAGATTTCTTGAGGAACAAGTCATCATCTGGTACGGCGTGCATCAAAGGGGTGTCAAGCAATCTCCGTTAGTCCTTGAGAATGGTGAACTCCGTGTGTTCGAGGTCATTGGTGGATTTGGAACTCACTTCAGAGAAAAGACTCAGAGGGCGACTGGATTTGTAGATGCCGCAGGCGACACGTTTACCGCAGAGTTGGACATACCACTGAATGTCGAACCTGAGTTTGACAACAAATCCTATGACCTCTTAAATCTCAGGATAGCAAGAGAATCGAACGTCAGCGGCAATGCAGTCACAGTCACACGATACTCTGAAGGAGTCCAGATCGGTACGCCAGTAAGTTTCGGGTTGTTTGTTTCAGCAATCGATAAAGGTCACAACGTCAAAATTCCGATCACCGGAGAAAACGGTGCGTCATTGTCTGGTAGATTTGCCAGGGTCAAAGTCCAACAGTTGACCGGGGTAAGATTGGACATAATCAAGTTTGAAGTCCAGTATCTCATCCCGGAAGACAGAAAGATGAAAGAGCCATAATGATTAAAATTCGGTACGGTCTTAAATCTGATCTCCCTTTGGCTTATGAAGCCTATAAGGCGGTAACTCCTGCTGAGAACAAAGAAGAATCAGCCAAAGGATTTGTGCGTTGGCTTGCGACCTCTGACTCGACCAAAAAACTTGTTCTTGTCGCAGAGGTCGATACCGAGGAGGCCGGGATGGTAGTCGTAAGCATCGGGCTCCATCCTTACGAATATCCCCCAGAGTTTGGATTCGTGGACGTGATCTACGTCAAGAAAAAATTCAGGGATTCTGGTGTTGCTCACGAACTGATATCTAAGGGTAGGGATTGGTTGCAGCAAAACAGAGTCCCGATTGTATACGGGATACACAAACTGGCCAACGACAAGTTTTGGGACTTGGTCAGTGAGACATTCCCTGGAATAAAAAAAGTAGCAAGCATGTACCAAGAGAAATTCATCTATTAAAGCACTTACCAAGGAGACTAACATGGGTTTCGCAGCGAAAAGGGCGACTCAAACTACTGAGGCGAGACCGACCCCACTGTGGGCGGGAGCCGCAGAATATTACAAACCGTTGACAGAGCGAATCCAAGAACAGGCCGGGATACTCGGTGGTATGAGAGCCGAAGCAGTCCCGACCGAGGAGGGTCTGTACCAACAGGCTTCTAACAGGCTTCTTCAAGGTATGCGGCCAGGATATGCCAGGAGAGGGCTCTTGACATCCGGTGAGGCCCAGGAAGCCGAGACTCGAAAACTTGGAGAACTCGCCACGACATTTGGAGAGCGTGCGTTTGAGCGTGGTATAACTCGACGTGGAGCGGAAGCTGCGACTCGACAGGCAGGAACAGAGGACTTGCTAAGATTGCTGTCACTTATCCTCGGCCAGCCAACGGCTGTCAGTGGGACAACCAAGGGCAGAGAGATGGGTTTTGATATCAGAGCAATGGATATCGCCAAAATGGCTGCTGCCGCAAGTGGTGGTGGGGCAACAGCATTGGGATAAATTGACATCAACTGGAGTAAACTATGGCATTACGATTATTGGATGAAGAAACACGACGCCGATTGGAAGACCTTACGGCCAGTGCTGGATTGCCTCGACCTGACAGATTTCAGTCTGTCTCTGGAGAGCTAGGACTTACACCGCCTTCAGACAACAGGATACTAGGTGCTATCCGTGCTGAAACTCCAGAGACACCTTCAGGCTCGATACCAGAACGCCTTAAATCCATCCTGAGCATGATTACATCAGTTCCGGGCGGAGTCGCAAAAAATGTGGTCGTCCCTCTTTTGTCCGGGGCTTTGGAGTTGACTGGTCTTCCGACTTACGGCAGGGCTGTAAGCAGGGCTACGGAAGCAGGAAAAGAAAGAGAGTTTGAACGCCAGGCAATATTGGAAGGTCTTAAATCTGGTCTTACTGCTGTTCCTTCCAGACAAAAAGCTGCGGCAGCGTTAGAAATCTCTAGGCTTCAATCTGAATTGTCAGGACTACCGACTGAGCAAAGAATTAAAAAGCTCAGAGAAGTCGCTGCCTCTCCTGAAACATCTCCCGGTCTAGCTGAGTTTACCACGACAGCATTACAGGCGATTCAAAAACCGGCGGGGAGTATGTACGAGAGTCTTCAAGCTGAAGCCGCAGAAAAAGGTTTGACAGGAGCCGAAGCCAACAGCTATGTCATCAGCCGTCTTGCCGGTAAAGTAGGAGCAGAGACGGAAGCACGTCAAGAAGTCTTGAGTCGTGGGCTTGACTTGACACCTGAAGCAATGCAAGTCGCCGCAGAGCAAGTCCTGGCCGGGACTCCGATAGCTCAAGCCGTACCAGGATGGGGAACCGCAGGGAGTCGTCAGAGGGCCCAGGTCTATAATATGATCGCTGGAATTTTGAAACAAGAAGGCCAGACCGGGGCTGCATTGACAGCCAAACAAGCCGGACTCCAGGCCAATAGAACTGCCCTAGCTTGGAACAAGCGACAGACTGCCGGTATACTCGGCTTTGAGAACACGGTGAAGAAACAGTTTGACTTGATCGAGAAACAGGCCGCTAAGGTTCCCAGGACTGGAATACCTCTTTACAACGAGTATCAACAGTGGTTAAGCACAAGGATCGCCGGTGATCCAGA